ATTACCTCCTTTGTTAGAACAGCTTGGGAGGCCTAGTTGTTTCACCTCCAACTTTCGGGATACAGATAAACATTGCTCTACCCTACTCGTACCTACTCATGATAGCCTCAGCTAGTTAGCCCTACTCCATCACCCCTGTGCGTTACGCCTCTGTTAAAAACGTTGTTCCGCCACAAGCTATAAGTGCCAGCTAAGCACTTAATTGTTCGTTAAAAAAGTTATACTTGAAATCCTAACAAAATGCAATATATTATTTTGTATATGGCTAACTTTTTTTTGAAGGAACCTTTTCTTCATCAACTAAAGGCAAGACGAATTTGTCATGATACAAACATCAACAATTTCGCCTATTTGATGGAGATGGGAACAGGTAAAACTATAACAGCAATCATGGACTTGATTTGTCTGCATCATGAAAAAGGTGTGGATAATTGTGTAATCTTTGCACCGAAGTCCGTGTATCGTAATTGGTATAAAGAAATTACGGAGTTTGTAAACTTTGATAAAACAAAATATTGCATTAGTACGTGGGACCCGAGTTTAAAAGATCCTGTTACTAAAGCTAAGTTAACCATTCTTTTAGAAAGACAAGATCACATTCCTTTAAATATTTTTTTGATGAACATTGAAGCTATCTCATCACCGAAGGGTGTAAAGTTTTTAGAAAAATATCTCAGTGTACAAGATAAAAAGAAAACAATGATGATTGTTGATGAAAGTACAACTATCAAAACACACAATGCTAAACGTACAAAAAACTTAATTAAGTTGACAAAAGATTTAAGTTACAAAAGAATTTTAACAGGTACACCTATTACTAAATCACCTCTAGATATTTATACACAGTTTGCTTTTCTTGACCCTAAGATACTAGGTCAAACTAATTACTATGCTTTTCGTGCTCGCTACGCAAAGGTTATTAATAGACCTACGTCAGGTGGTCGTCACTTTCCGATGATAACAGGCTATCAACGTTTAGATGAATTAGAAGAAAAGATTTATACTCATGCTTTCCGTGTCAAGAAAGAAGAATGCACGGACCTGCCTGAGAAAATATATATGAAAAGGTTCATACCTATGAGTGAGAAACAACTTGTAGCTTATGAATCATTGAGAAGAAACGCAATGTTTATTTTCAATGACAAAACAACGACATCTGTGAACCGGCTCTCACAGATTGTTAAGTTGCACCAGGTATGTTGTGGATTCACTATTAATGATAATGGTGAAATCCATGACGTGCCTAACAAACGATATGATGAACTATTAAATGTCCTAGAGGAAGTCGATGGCAAAGTAATTATCTGGGCAAACTATAGACATAATATTGAAACAATAACTCAAAAACTAAAGGAGAAATACGGTGATACTTCGACTGCAGCTTTTTATGGTGATACAGAAAATCAAGTACGCATGGATCTTGTTAAAAATTTTCAGGACAAAGGACATGATCTCACGTACCTTGTTGCGAACCCTAAGACTGGTGGATATGGAATCACTCTTACTGCCTCTCACACTGTTGTGTACTTTTCAAACAATTATGATCTTGAGATAAGATTACAAAGCGAGGATCGTGCTCACAGAATTGGTCAGAAGAATAAGGTTACCTATGTTGATTTTGTTTGTCAGGGAACGGTTGATGAAAAAATATTAACTGCTTTGAAGAACAAAGTCGACATAGCCAGTCAAGTGATGGGTGATGAGTTGAAAAGTTGGATTACTTAATTTTGCCTTTTTTATCTACTTTAAATTTTCTACCACCAGCACCTCTGTAGTTTCCTTCAGGTAATTTTCTTAACATCTTACCAGTTGTTTCATCTTTATATTGTGGTGTTTTTTTCGGATTACCGAAAGTTCTTCTCAGAGCTTTACCAAACCCTCTAAGTGCAATACCAAGACCGGCCATTAATCACCTGTGAGTTCGTCTTCAAGCTGTTCAATTTCAGCCATGACTTCTGTTTCGTTGTCCTCGGTCATTGAGCCACGAAGTTCTCGGATACGTTCTAGTAAATCTTCTTCTCTATCGTTCGGCATTAAAAGACACCTTGAAATTTACCGCCTTGTGTAGCAGCACCCATTCCACGTACTTTTGCTTCACCACCATTTTTCATGTAACCCATTTTGTTACGTACTTTTTTTGGTAGTTTTGATAGTCCAGGATTTTTCTTTTTATCAACTGGTTTTAGATTCTTTTTCATAGAGCCTCCTATTATTTCTTTTTAGCTTCTCTAGCTCTTCTAGCTCTATCCATGGCTTTTGCAGTTACTTTTACTGGATCTAACTTAATTTCTACTATTTTAGATTCATCAATTACGCCAGGAGTTGAGAAGAGTTTATGTCCTAAATGTTTGTAAGTGTATTTACCCATGCTTGAATCCTACTCTTATACGTTCGTTTTTGCAACTATTTCTGCAAGACTCTCACATCTTTTTGTTGTCTGTTCATGCCACTTCGAGTCCTTCATCTCAGTAGATGCGTCTTTCCAACGTTTTTCACGCATGGCTTTCCACATATTTTTGAACTTGCGAACACCGTTTGTGCCTAATTGAAATACCATTTCTAGTATAACTTCAGATACATTGTCAGGTAAATCGTGTCCAACACACTCATCTATCAATAAATCAGCCCCCGCAGCAGCTCTATTCAAGTCTATATCAAATAGTTCTTCAACTTCTTCCATGGATATTTCTACGCCTTCAGCGTATCGTGTCCGTTCGTGAGGCTGAATAAGGTGGCCTATACCGATCGTGGCTTTGCCTAAACTGTCCAAGTACATTACTGTGCGTACTCCTTCGTGCAAACGTACTCTAGCTTTCAAGTCATCTGTTAAATCAATCATGATCCTATCCCCCAATGCTTTTGATGTTCATCGGGATCTCCTTTCTTAAATAAATTTGTAAACCAATATTTTAGTCTATATATCATAGACTTTCTTTATATCTAAAATTCCAGCAGGTTTCAACATATTTGCTTGCAATAAGTTAGGAACACCACCTATACCTTGTGGCATATTAGGATTTGGTGGAATTCCCATGATTCCTGGATCTGGATCTCTTGGATAAACTTCCCTAGGGTCAATTACAGGACCGTACATCAGTCTATCCTGCATGGTTGTGCCTTCCATCATCCCATCTGCTCCAGGTAAATCTAGAACATCTGGTTCACTGGGTATTGGTCCTCTTACTTCAGGTATGGGAAAAATTTGACCTTGTTGGTCCATGGTCCGTGGTTGAACATTAGGCTCACTAGGAATCACTGTTTCTTCTTCTTGTAACATAAACTGATTAGGTCCTGCTTTAAATCCTTCAAACATCTGTAAAGACTTTGGTGGAGGAACTGATAAATCTCCTCCATCTTTCATACCCGTAGGTAAATTAATAACTCTTACTGAATCAACACCTCCTGTCATTGTTCTTTTCATTATAGTCCGCCTATTCCTCTTTTGAACATTTGTGTTTCTAAAGCTTCATCTAAACTACCAAAAGCTAAATCTGATCGCACGTCAGGACTTAGTTTGCCACTTGCAACTTGAGGTTGACCTGCACCTAAATTAGCTTGAAAAGTTGGTTGTAGTTTTTCTTGTATTAGATTGCCCATATAAGCCTCTCGTTGATTTAAACCTCTAGGATTTTGAGGATTTAATTTATTCATTAATTTCATTTGATCTTCTCTTGCCGCTCTGGACTCAACACTTTTTTGAGGTTCTTTCATTAAACTTAAAATTGATTCTTCAACTTGGTTAGCAAAGTCCATCTGTTCTAAATCTTCTTCGGTAGGCAATGTTGCATTAGCCCAGTCTAAAAGAATTTTTTGATTTTCTTTTGATATAGTAAAAGGTTTTAAACTTTCTTTTGTAGTTTCAGGTCTTCCTAACGCACTGGCATAAGCTGAACGTTTAGCAACATCCAATCCTGTATCTTGTAAAACTTGTGAAAATGCTTTTAAAACTTTAGGGTCAGTCAATAAAGATGAACCATAACGTAATAGTAAGGGAACCATTAAAGTAGGTAAACCAAAACCAGCCATGGCCGCACCAGCTTGTGCACCACCAAATAATAATAAACTTTTAAAA